GGCAAAATGCCCCTCCACAATATTTGTGTTATTATGCAGTTGTTAAATCTGCAACAACACCATTACCGCTTTCGTTCTTAGCGCATAATGTATACTCAGTAGTAAGTAGGAAGTGTTTAGCGTCCCCTGTCTTAGCCATTTCATCTACATTATAGTCTCTTAGACTCGCCATAGACCATAAGTCATGGTCGATAACCCAAAGATCTCTAGCTGCTTGATGTCTAGCGGGTATCACATTTAAAGTGCCGAAGTCGCTTATGTAAGTATCGACTGCACCTACGATAACTTTAGTATCCGCTTGTACTTGCTTAGACGCGCCACCAGTAAATGATGAACTTATCTTCTGTTTATTAAACGATCCAACATAGATCGAATTTGCCGAACCACCCGATTCCCAAATTCCTTTAACTACAGATTTTAACATATCTTCAGTTAATGCTCTTTGAGTACCATTAGTAGGCGCGTGTGCACCTAGTAGGGCTGTAGGATCTGCACCATTTTGTCCTCTTGAACTATTAGTGCCTACCCATGCTTTGATTCCCGCAAGTGATCTAGCAGTTGTTGTATTACCAACAACTTTTGCTCCGTTATTAAACATTGCAGTTTCCATATCAGTCTTAAGAGCCTTACTGTTTTTAGCAAGTTCATAAGCTGAATATGTGCTCATACCAGCGTTATCTACACTTTCTTGAGTGTTTGTGATTGCAAAACTTTTTGCCGAAATCTGCGCCATGTTATCAAGTCTTGTGACATCAGGTGTTGCAGTTGCAGCGTATGTTTCGCCTTCTTTTTGTGCGTTAGAAGTAGATGGAGAGGCTAATGTATCTTTTAACCACTCTACCTTTGTTGATTTTGCTTTTTCCTTCTTAATAGACGACATGAAAGGAGTGTCAAACGGACTAATGTTTGAAATTGTATCCGATAGTTGTTCCTTTAAAGTTTTACCAGTCGTATTATAAGTTGGATAAGCGTTAGTGACTATTGCCATCTGTTATTCTCCTTATTTTTATTGGTTAAGTTATTTAAACAGATCCTTTAGTAATTCAGCAGCGTCATCAATTGATCCTGACTTTTTTAATTTTGCCATTCGATCTTCTTGAACTCTTTTACTTTTAACACTCTTACTATTAACAACTCCTCCTTTGACAACTCTTGGGGCATTAGCAACTTTACGATTCAATCCTGGTTTTTGATTTTGTAGGTTGTTCCATTTCATTCCATCACGGATTAATTTGAAATATCTACTATCACCAACTCCATTGATTTCATCATCATTGAAACCCATCTTATCAAGATAGTTTCTCATGTTGCTTACGAACTGAGGTCGTTTTACCGGATCGTTCATTTCAGGTATTTCTAATCTGACTTTCCGTTCTTCTTCCTTTTGATATTTAACTCGTTCTTCTTGCATGACATTATTAATTTGTCTTTGTTGTTCGCCTAAAGCCCGAGCTCTCATTTCGAGTTCGTGTTTTCTTCTAGTGCCCTCTACAGGATCATTAATCATAAGATCATCTAATCCTTGTGCGTCTAGTCCTAGTTGTTTTCTAGCGAGATCAGTTAATTTCTCAGCCTGACCAATTCTGTCCATTAAAGAACTATTACGCTTTTCAATGTCCTCATTGGCTTGTTGCTTTTCAATCGCTAAACTTTCTGTTTTTCTTGTGTAGTCTTGCTGCCTTTGATAACCCGCAATTAACTCATTGCGATCTACTTCGTAGGTGTCGCCTTGAACTTTAACTTGGAATATTTCATCCTGAGGTGTTAATTCTGGTTCTTCAGTTGGTTCATCGGTAGCTTGATCTTCTACATCCTGATCTTGAATTTCAGATTCATCTTCAGCGCTTACACTTTCTATAGGCTCTTGAAGAGGTTGATCTTCCGTTGCAAGTTCAGTTTGGTCTTGATCATTTTCTTGAACAACTTGTGCTCCAGGTTTCGTAGTGTCGTTTAAACTTGTCAATCCTCCTTCGGATTGTTGTAATAAACCAACGATACTTTCTGTAGCGGTAGTTAGTGATCCGTCATTTTCCATAACGAATACTCCTTTTCTTGCCATCAACTTAATTGTTAATGGATTAGTAAAGATGGATTAAACCTTGTCCTTACGAATATTTTTTGAGATTTTTTATTTGCTCTTTTGCAAGTTCGCCCGTAGTCATAACTTGCTGTAAATTTGCAACTACTTTGTCTAAAGTATGATAAGACATCCAAAGATATTTTCTTGCCTCATCTTCTTTGATAGTAGTTTTAATTATTTCGTCTAAATATGTTTGTTTTAAAAGATCTACTGCTTTTCTAAAAGTTTCATCTTCTAAAATTTCTTTTGCTCTTACGCCCTGGACATCTTCCAAGGATAAGTTGTGTTCATCACTCATCTATATTTGGTATTCCTGGTTGCGGTGGTAAAGGCATATCCTGAATATTTGCTTTAGGTATATCAGGTTGTGGTGGTAAAGGGAGATCGCTAGGCATTGGTGGTGTTGGTGGTTGAGCCATTGCCTGTTTTTGCAATGCTCCCTTTAATTTCATAGCCTCAGTAGACATTTTTGTATCTCTTTTAATTTGTTCTTGATCCACTTGTGCTGAATACTTTAATTCCATTTCTCTAGCTTTAAGTTCAAGGTCGTATAATGATTTTTTATGATCAAGTTCTAATTTCTTTTCTTGCAGCTCAAGATCCATTTGTTTCCGTTGCATTTCACCTTGTATTTGCGCCATAGAAACTTTTTCAAATTCTGTAGGTTCTGGTTGCTCTTCTTCAGGCATTTGTTGTTCGCCTTGATCAGGATCAATAAAGAATTGTCCTACATCACTTAATCCCGCACTCTCTACCATGCGTTTTAGAGTTGTATGGATCTTTTTAAGATTAACAATGGGTGCTTGAGGATTTCCCTGTAATTGCAACGCCTGTATTTGGCGTTCTAGTATATTATTTAGCACTACCATTTGTTGATCTCTACTACCTGAACCAAGTCCAGATTGTATAGTTAGATCGCAACGATCACGCCATTCATAAGGTTTAAATGGAATGAACTTGTCATTAACACGAACAATATCTTCTTTGTCCTGGTGTTTAACTACAACTTCTAAAATCTTTTTGCCAAGATCAGAAATACCCGTGTTTGCAAATGTACGAGCAAAAAATTCCATTCTTGATTGCGCTTGGCTTAATACAGAATTTACCCCTGACGCAGTTCTTGAGTTTAAGGCATTTGGATCTAGTCCTTGTGAAACCTTGCTAACCCCTGTACGCGCCTCTTTTAATTCATCATAGTATTTAATTAATGGATATGCAGTATCACCAATTGATTGAACGGGCATTGTTTGAACCGCCTCACTTGGATTACCTTTAACCCGCACTACCATATTAGGGCGATTAGTTAAAATATCAGATAGATTTGTTAAACTATCGTTTACGATTAACCTGTTATTATTCATACCAAAGATATTGTCATTCAGGGCTCTCATAATGAAAGTTTTTGTTGCCTGAACATCTTCAACTAATTCAGCAATTGATCTTCCATAGAACCTATGAGGCATTAAAATTGGTGTCATAGATACAAAGGGGAAACTATCTACAGGTTCATCATCTAAAACTGTACTTGCGTTGTTTCCAACTACAGTCACTTTCCTTAATGTTGCCTTACCATCACCTTCATAATTGCATTTAACATAACATTCAAATACCTCTACTTCTTCCGTAGCATAGTCATTAGTATCACCTGATCCCACATCTACACCTATTTCACTATTACGCGCGGTGTATTCAAGATTGTTCATACGATCTGTACGGACAGGCAAGGTATCAATTATGTCTCTATTGTGTCCTAGTTCTAATAATTGTGATCTAGTCATAAAGCGTCTATGCGCTACAAAGTTTGCCTCATCTATGCTCTTAGCAGTTGAATCAATAACAAACTCTTCAGGTGGTATACCTTCTATTCGACATTGACCTTTACTAAAGTTTCTATGAATTACGCAATCGTGGAGCTGCGGTGTAGGATTTGCAAACTCTTCAATAATACTTGGATTAGCTGTAGGATCTTCTTCCATTGGAATACCCTCAGGTGACATTTCCATTCCTTTATCAAATGACTCGGGTGTTATACCCATACCTGGATCTAAACCTTCAGGTGTCATTGGTGGAGGCGTATTTTCATATCCTGACATTGCGTCATTATCCATTAATGAGCCATCAGGCATTCTATGTTGTCCTTCTGGAACATCCATATCTTGCGTCATATCTTGCGCCATTGGATTTTCTTCGTCATACATAGAACCTTCATCGTCATAGTTTGTATGTTCTATTAATTCAACGGTATCTTCAGCTAACAATAGATCAAACTGATCCTGGTCTAGTCCTGTATATTCTTCTCGTTCTATTCTATCTGATTGCTCCCAAAATATTTTTAAGAACCCATTCTTCTCAATAAGTGCGTCTTTAATAAAGTTATGTAATAAAACCCACCCGTTGTTTTTTTTAAACATAATATGATTAATATAAGCGGTCGCTTGTTCGGAAACCTCTACATCATCAGCGCCTACGGGCTCACATTCAAATAATTGATTACTTGATGTAAATATACGCATTAAA